TGGCGCAGTGGTGACCGTGGATGGTGACCTTACGGGCTCCAGCTTCTATGCTGGCCAGAGGATCACGGCTGAACGCCTGGAGAGCGAGTTCTTCATCAGGTCCGACAATGGGGCTGAGCCTATAGACGAGATCACCATCAACCGCTTCAAGGTCAACATGGCGGCTACGGCCTACACCCGCATCGAGGTTACCAACCGAGGGGAGACCGTAACGCAGTCCTTCGAGGGTCGTGTCCTCGGGAGCCCCTCAGCGGTCACCGGTACGCCAGCCCCGCAGAACGTGGACCTGGATATCGGCGTGGAGTCTAAGTCCACGGATGTGAAGATCAGACTTGTCAACGATCACTTCTTGCCCTCCGCATGGCAGAACGTGGCATACGACTTCGACGCGGTAGGCTGGAAAGGAGCCAAGTGATAATGCTTAGGCTTCGACAAGCCAACCTGAGGGACGTGCAGTCCCTGAAGTTTGACCACCAGCACGGCAACCCCGTGCGCCAGCGAGACATTGACGAGTGGTTCGCAGTCTGTGGGGCCAACCCCATGGCCGTCCTCGACAGCCGGAAGAATGGCTGGACGGATGCCCGTGTGGTCCTGGATGATGCAGACAACATCCTCGTCATGTTCGGCGTACAGCCCCACGAGGATGACCCTACAGGCCGAACCGGCATGGGATGGCTTGTGGGTACCGCCAAGGGCCAGGAGAGCGCCAGGGAGCTTCACAGGCTCCACAAGGCCTTCCTGAAGGAGATGGACCAGAAGTACGACACTATCTGGGCAGCCACCATCTACGCAGAGGATGACCGGTGGCACAAGGCCCTGGGCTTCAAGCTGATGACGACCCTGGACCCTAACTCGGTGCAGGGCCTCCCGGCTCACCTAGCCCACCCTGTCTACATGTACGCAAGGAGCAAGTCCTAATGGGTGCAGCAGTCCTCGGCATCCTGTCATTCGCAGTGGGCACCGTATCGGCTATCAGCCAGTACAGCGCTCAGAAGCAGGAGGCCAACCAAAACGCGAAAAGCTCCGTGGAGGCCTGGAAGGATACCCAGGCGCAGATCACCCAGCGCCGCCTCCAGGAGCAGGACGCCCTCAGACAGAAGCAGCGAGCGCAGAACCTTGAGGAGGCAGAGGCTAAGGCCGATGTCGCCGTCTCGGCTGCTGCTTCAGGGGTGTCAGGCATCTCCGTCGATAACCTCATGGCGGATGTCTCCAGGCGAGCGTCCTACAACAGGCAGATCGAAGAGGAGAATACCCTCAACATCATGCAACAGCTCAGGCAGCAGTCGAAGAGTACCAACTCCCAGGCGAAGAGCAGGATCAACTCGGTGAGTGCTCCAAGCCCCCTGAGCCTCATCACAAACATAGCCTCCAGCGGCATCTCTGCCTACACAGGCTACAAGAAGTCGCTGTCCCCAATCGGCGCATAAGGAACCCCAATGGCGAGAGCCCCCGTAAGACAGATCGAAAGGAGCGCCCAGCTTCGCCCCGTTGCTGAGCCGGTCGATACATTCGTCCAACCCAAGCGGTCCAACCTCCGGGACCTCGCCCAGTCTCTCTCTGGGTTTAACGAGTCCCTCCAGGGCTACTTCGAGGCAGAGCGTGTCCGTAAGGCCAAGGATGATGACATCAAGGGCAAGGCGGCAGCCTACTCCGACGGCGCTGAGGAAATCGCCACAGCAGTCCGAGACAACAAGGTCCCCTCCCAGTACAGCCCCAACTTCGTGGCAGCCTTCAAGCGGGCCCGAGGGGAGCTGGCTGGGGGTGACCTCCAGACCAAATTCAATGCAGCCTTCCAGCAGTGGCCGGGGAAGGATCAGCTCAACAACGAGGCAGGCTTCAACAAGTTCTTCACGGACTTCTTGCACAGCAACGTCTCCCAGGACGCCGACCCGGATACCCTCCGAGGTATGCTCCCACAACTCCAGGAGCTTGAGCAGGCTTCCAGAGCCCAGTTCATCGCCTACCAGAACAAGCGCCTCCACACCGAGGCCCTCGACGCCTCCACAGCGGCAGCCTCCCAGGATGTCCAGAAGGCCCTCGACGCGGGCCGGGAGAGCGAGGATGGGGCTGACTACGGGAAGATCATGCAGGGCCCGATGCTGCGCCGTGCAGCTCACCTTGCAGTAGGTGGCAACCCTGAGGAGTTCGACAACGCTCTGATGGACTCCATGAGCGCGATGGCCATCCAGCAGGAGGACCCACAGCTCCTTGACGCCTTCCTGAAGACCAAGGTCCCAGGGACGGATCACACCTACGGGGAGACCCCCGAAGGCATCAAGCTGGATGTGTCCACGAAGAACTCCCTGAGGGAGATCGCGGGCAGGCAGCTCACGGCCCAAGCCGCGCAGGAAAAGCTTCTGATGAAGAAGCGCCATGACGAAGCCGTAGTTGGCATCGTGCAGAGCCTTACGGCCAACCCTGAAGGAGAGGTCCCTGAGGCCCTCCTCCAGACGGTCGAGAGGAATGGTGACCCTATCATCAGGACGCGTCTCACCGAGTGGCGGAAGAACCTCCAGACTGGCGGCTCGTCAGACCCAGCGGCTCTACTCGATATCACCCGGCAGATGATCCAGCACCCCGAAGTTGACCCGATGACCTACGTTCGCAAGGGTCTCGACAACAACGTGTTCAAGTCCTCCGAGGACCTGGAGAAGGCCTCGCGGTTCGCTCAGTCGGTGAAGGACAACAAGGACCTCGTGCGGACGACGCTGGACAGCCAGACCGTTCGGTCCTACATGACGCGGTTCGCCAACTCCACCTCGGCTATCGATGACTTCGGTAACCCCATCCACGGCATCTCCAACGAGGGCCTGGAGGCTCAGTATGACTATAAGCAACAGGTCATGCAGTTCGTCCTCCAGCACCCAGAGGAGGCCCAGGACCCGGTAGCCCTGGAGAAGCGGCTCAACGAGATCGGTAGGGGCATCACGGATCGCCTCAAGCCCAACCCGGACAGCACGGATGGGTCAGAGATGATCTACAACCGTGACCCTGCCCTGGAGGAGTCCATTGGGCCCAACCCACAGTCGGCACCTACGCCCACCGAGGATGGCACCCCAGCGGCAACACCGGAAGCCCAGCCTACCAGCCAGCCCAATGGGGCACCGGCAGGAGGCAAGGCAACCCCTGAGCAGGTCCAGAAGTTCATCAACTCGCTCGACCCTCAGCAGCGAGAGACCTTCCAGCGCAACGCCACCCAGAATGGCTTCAACCTGAACCAGGGTGTCCAGAAGTACCTCGACTCCAAGCCTGAGGCTCGTCCCATCTCGTACAATCCGAACGACGATGACCTGGGCGAGGGCGATCAGAGGGCCGGTGGTCTGACCCCGCAGCTTGCCGAAGGCTTCATCAACGAGGCCCTGGCGTCAACTGGTGGGGATCAGGCAGAGAACCTCCTCAACCTCGTCAGCAATGGGGAGGGCACCAAGGGCAACTACAACGCTGTCTTCGGTGATGGGGGTCAAAGCTCCATCGACCTCGGGCAGTACACCGTGGATGACATCCTCGCACAGCAACAGTGGGCACGACAGAATGGCTACCCCTCGACGGCAATCGGCAAGTACCAGCTCATCTACAAGACCCTCGCCAGCCTCAAGGCAGACGGGACCGTCAGTGGAGACGAGAAGTTTTCCCCCGAGGTTCAGGAGCGAGCTGGAAGGGCCCTCCTCGACCGAAGAGGATATCAGCAGTTTCTTGCTGGGAAGCTTTCCAAGAGAGCCTTCGCCCTCCGACTATCCCAGGAGTGGGCCTCCTTGCCTAACCCATCCACTGGTCGAAGCTTCTATGCAGGTGATCGAGCAGGCAATGCTAGCCACGTTAGCCCTACCTCTGTCTATGATGCATTGGGCCTCACACCAGCATCCTACGGAGCCAATGAGTACGACGGAAACGGACTCACCTTCGATCATCCCGAACAGGCAGCCGGGGTTAGGTCCGAACTCAAAGGCATCGTTGCGTCAAGCTTCCAGGAGCTTGGCCTCGACAACGCGGAAGTCATCTCTGGGTATCGCTCTCCCGATCACCCGGCAGAGAGGGACAAAGCGGATGGTGGCGGGGAACACACGCACGGCAGCGCAATGGACGTATCCTTGCGAGGCCTTGACGACAGCCAAAGAGCCGCCCTCGTCAACAAGCTGAGGGAGAAGGGAGCCAAGCGCTTCATCACCTACAGCAAGTACCCCGACATGCTGCATGTGGACCTCAAGGACCAGACCGGCAACGGTTCGGCCTACTACATGCACAACAAGTCCGCCAAGAACATGTCCAAGGCCCCCCAGTGGTTCAAGGATGTGGCTGGCTTCTCATCAATATAAGAGGACCAAATGGACCCCAATCAATTCAACGACCTGATGAAGTCCCTTCCCCAGCCGAAGGAACAAGTGGACCCCAGCCTCATGGGTGCCATGCAGGCAGGGGCGGATGGGGCCCATCAAGCCTCCCAGACACAAGCCGTCCAGGACTCCCAGGAGCCTATCCGTGACTTCTTCTCCCGGCTGGGCGATGAGATAGCTGGTGCTGACTCCAAGGATCGCTCCCCAGGACCGGCACCCACCAACCCAGACGGCTCAGAGATGAGCACCGGGCAGCGCCTGGGGACCATCTACAAGGATGCCGCCACGGATGCCATCGAGCCCGCTGCGGCGGCAGCCGGTGGTGCCCTCAAGTCTGTCTTCGAGACCAAGGACTTCCTCTTCGGTGACACCCCCAGGCCTCAGCAGTCCGAGCTGCGCCGGGGCATTGAGGAGGACGTGGACCGCCTCTCCCAGAAGTCCCTCTTCAATGGCATTGCCGCCTCCATGGGTCAGTTCACCGCTGGCATGATCGGGGTCGGCAAGCTCGGAGCCGCCGCTAAGGCGCTCCCCTGGGTCGGCAAGGGCATAGCAGCAGTAGCTGAAGGTGCTCCCCTCCTCACCGAGACCGCGAAGGCAGCCACCGTGGGTGCCCTCGTGTTCGACCCTCAGGACGCTCGACTGAGCAACCTCATCCAGGACACACCGCTGGCCAACCCGGTGACAGCATGGCTCGCAGCCAGCCCAGATGACAGTGATGCCATGGGGCGCGTGAAGTCTGCCATGGAGTCCATCGGCCTCGACGCTACCCTCACGGCTTCCTTCTTGGTGGCCGGGAAGATCATGAAGCACCTCAAGGCCGGGGACACGGCGGCAGCCCAAGCGGAGGCCAATCGGTTCCAGGCCCAGCAACGCGCCGAGATGGCCAAGGAGCAAGCCGCCAATGCAAGTGCCGCTAATGAACCAGCTCAGGCCGGTGGACCGGGAACTACGGCTGACGTTCAACCCACTCCCGGAGGGAATGCCCCTGAGGCACCGGCTCCGGTTCCTGGCAATGCAGAAGCGCCTAATGGTGCTGCTGGCCCCAGCGGGGATACCAGTGGAGCTGCACCAGCAGGGGACGGTGCTCCGGTATCGGCCACTCCAGATGCTGGGAACCCTATGGGCCTCAGCGCAGATGCCAACGGAGTACCGACACCCGGTCAAGCGGAGGGTGCTCCAGGTGGCCCCAAGTACCAAGCAGCCAACGAGAACGTAGGGGGAGCCACCGAGGCTAACCCTCCGAGGCCAGCCCCCGAAGTCAACGTAGGCATCCCCGACACTGGAGCCCGCAAGGGTGGCCCTGTGAAGCCGATGGTCAACTTCGCGGACGAGGACACCCAGGCAGTCCTGAAGCTCGCCCAGAAGGACGCTGACGCTATGTGGCTACATGACGGCTACTATGGGGCCATGCTTGCTGGACACAAGTTCGGTGATGGGGACCACCTCCCCTATGGCAAGCTCAACACGGACCTAGACCTGGAAAACTTCATGACCAGGGTCACCGATGCTGCACAGGAGCGAGCCGACAAGCTCGGTGGTGGAGCAATCCTCCATGACGCCCAGGTGCAGCAGATCGTTCGGCAGACGGTCGCCCTCTACGGGAAGGACCCTCAGGCTGTCCTCAACATCCTCCAGAATGCAGGGCGCAATGCCTCGCGGGAGGTGGCGAAGATGACCTCGGCCTACACCATCATGCAGAAGGCTATGGCTGACGCATCCTTGCTTGCCGAGAAGTTCCGCATGGAGGACCATGCAGTCTTCGGGGGTGACCCCAAGGCTCACATGGCAGAGATCAAAAAGCAGCTCAGCGTAGCGGCCAGCCTCTATGCAGCCGGGGACTCCATGTCCTCGAACGCAGGCCGGTCACTTCGAGGGATGCGGCGCGATGTCCTGCCATGGGACTGGTCCAAGGTGAAGAGCTTCACGGCAGACCTCAATGGTGCCCCTGATGCAGTGGTCATTGACCTCCTCGGTGCGGCCCAGGGTCGTGCCCAGGCGCTCAAGACGCTGATGACGCCGAAGGTGCTGTCCTCGATTGGGGACTTCCTCCAGTACATGAGGATCAACAACCTCGTCTCTGGCCCCCTCACCCAGGTGGTCAACGTGGTTACCAGTGGTGCAGTGGTTGGTATGACCCCGATGACGAAGATACTTGGGGCCCTCCCAGGTGCTCTCATCGGGAACAAGAAGGCCATGGGTGCCATCGGCATGTACGCCCGCCAGTACAACTATATGGGGGCCACCCTTATTGATGGCTTCAAGACTGCTGGCAAGGCGTTCCTCAAGGGTGACTCGGTGCTCTCTCCGCACAACACGGAGATGTGGCATGGGGTCCAGGTGGACAAGCGCATCCCGGCTCCAGGGTCTCAGCCAGTTGGCAAGGGCTTCTTCAAGCCGTGGAATAGCACCGGCAACATCGTCTACAACGCTCTGAGTGTCGCAGGGGCCCCAATCGGGGTACCCACAAGGGCCTTGGGGTCAGCCGACGAGCTGCTAAAGCAGATCACCTACCGGTCTAAGGTCATGGCTAGGGCTCACACTGAGGCCCTGGAGCAGATCGCCACCAGGACTGGCATGACGGCAGCCGACAAGAAGGCCTACGTCAAGCAGTACGTCAAGGACAAGGTGGACAATGCCTTCGATGCACAGGGCAGAGGGCTCGACCCCAACGCTCTGAAGGAGGCAAACATCGCGACCTTCCAGCAGGACCTCCTTCCGGGGACCTTTGGGAGGCATATACTTGCCATGACACAGCAGTTCTGGCCTGCTCGGTTCGTCATTCCGTTCGTGAAAACCCCAACCAACGTCATCAGGACAGGCTGGAAGCTCACTCCGGGGCTCAATATCCTCCAGGGCGAGTATCGGGACATGCTCCTGGGTCACAATGGCATCGAGGCACAGCACCAAGCCGTAGGCCAGATGGCCATGGGCTCCCTGTTCCTGGGTGCAGCGGCCTACTTGTCGTCTCAGGGCCTCCTCACAGGGGGTGGTCCGCTCGATCCTAAGGCTCGCGCAGAGACTATGGCCACCGGTTGGAAGCCTTACAGCATCCCCAGGAAGAACGAGGACGGCACTACCACCTACTACAGCCTCTCGAAGCTCGACCCAGTGGCCATCCCCATGGGCATTGTGGCCGATATCATGGACCATCTGCATAACGTAGAGTGGGATGGCACCGATGAGGGCCTGGAGCCAGCCGCTGAGGCTGCACTTCTGGGCCTAGTCATGTCGGTTGGCAAGCAGTTCCAGCAGAAGACGTACCTTCTTGGTGCCACCCAGATGCTGGACGCCATCATGAACACCAACGAGGAGCAAGGAGGCAAGCAGTGGGAAACCTACCTGTCCTCCCAGGCTCAGAGCTTGGTGCCCTTCAGTGGCCTCACACGCCAGACCAACGACGACATATACCTTCGGGATGCTCGCTCGCTGGCCGACAAGCTCATGCAGGTAACTCCTGGGCTCAGCGACAAGCTGGACGCACGGCGGAACTGGATGGGTGAGAAGATGGTGCAGAGGCCTGGGCTGTGGTCTACGGACGAAGCCTCCCTCATCGACCAGGAGATGACCCGACTGACTCTCCAGAATGGCACGAGCCTCACGCGGGCCTCCCCGTATCACCAAGGCGTGGACCTTCGGGACCTGACCATGGAGGATGGGAAGAACGCCTACGAGCGCTTCCAGGAGCTGACCTATCAGGTGGCACCAGGGAAGCCCACTCTTCGGGCCCGTGTCTACAAGCTGATGACCTCTAAGGGCTACATGAATGCCCCGGATGGTGCAGCCGACATCAACAATACCAAGATGAACCAGATCGCGGACCTCGTGTCCAAGGCACGGAAGCAGGCCCTCCAGGTCATGCAGAAGGATAAGCAGTTCCGGCAAGCCCTCATGCTTCCGCAGCAGCAAGCCAACGATCAGTTCCGAGCTGTCAGGGGCCTACCGCCCAAGGCTCCCACTCCGCACAAGGGCATAGACGCTCTGGAGCGCATGGGGGAAGCCTTTGGCATCGACCTTGACGGGCAGCCGGATCAACCACAGGAGTGAACTAGGTGGCCAGTAGCTACCGCAGATTTACATTCAACGGCAGCACCGACCTCGTTGACCTCACCTTCGGGTACCTCGACAAGTCTCACGTCTCTGTGAAGCTTGACGGGGTGCTCGTCAACCCCAACACCTACACCTGGAACACGGACTCCCAGATCGACCTGGGGTCCAATCCGGTGAATGGTACGGCTTGTGAGGTTCGCAGGACGACCCCTGGTGACCCCCTGACGGAGTTCCAGCCGGGTAACCTCGACAGCTCTGACCTCAACTACGCAATCCTCCAGGCACTCTTCCTTGCAGCCGAAGCGGCTGACCGGCAGGGTGACACCGAGGCAGGCGGCTGGGTCACTGCTGCTGGTGGGGCGGGTGGCACGGTCACCAAGGGAGCCGAGGCGCAGAGCCTTATCTACGACGCCAGCGGTAACATCGTCCCAGGCCCCACGGTGGCTGACCTCATGGACGCCGAGGACAATGCCGACGAGGCCACAGCATCTGCCATTGCGGCGGCTGCTAGTGAGGCTCAGGCGCAGGCGTGGGCTGAGACCCCAGAGGATACCCAGGTGGTCAACCATCCAGGCTCCTTCTCTGCTCTACACTGGGCTCAGAAGTCTATGGATGCGGCGGCCACGGCCATCGCTGGTCTCGCTGGGCTCATACACGCAGCCACCCTGAAGGCACCCCTCGATGGTGCCGACGAGCTGCCCCTGGCGGACAGTGCCGCTAGCTGGGTCCTCAAGAAGCTTTCCTTGACAGGCCTTCGGGACTGGCTTGTGGGGCAGGGGACGGCCAACGACTACTTCGAGGGGTTTGACGCCACGCGGGTGAACAACTCCCAGATCACCTTCTCGGCAGGGACCATCAAGGGTAATGGTAGGTTGGCCACGTTGGCGGCCCCCATCACCAAGGACCTTGCGCTTGCCTGGGTGGCGGGTACGGGTGGTGGTAGGGATACAGGCTCGGAGCAAGCTCAGGCTGGCGTCCACTACTTTGTCATCCAGAACATCGCAACTCCATCGTCAGTGGACATCATCATCTCCCACAGCGCCACTGCCCCGACTATCCCGGCAGGCTGGGCTCTGGTGGGCCGGGTGTTCAGCTACTGGAATGACGCTTCAAGCAACCTCGTGGGCTTCACGCAGGTCAACAAGAGGGTCTACTGGGCGGCTAGCGTGGACTGGCTTTCGTCCTACACAGGGACGATTGTTTCGACGGTCACAGGTCCTCCAGCAGCAGCACCAGTGCCTTCAGGCATTAGGGTGGATATATTGGTCTATGCCACATGCCGCACTAGGTCTAGTGGGACTACCACGGTGGCCTGCTATGATGGTGAGCCCGGTCTTGGTTTCGCCTCCGGTATTGGTATTCTCAATTATCTCGGGGCAGTCAATGCTGATACAGTGAGCACAGGCAGGGTACGCACTACTACCACTCGGCAGTGCCGCCTTGGCATCACCAACACGGGGGCCGGTAGCAATATCGACCTTACCATCTCTGGCTTCGATGACTACACGCTGCCTAAGAGGGAGAAGTCTAACTAATGGCCACCACCATCTATGACATTTGGGTGCTTCGGGACGAGGCCGGGCAGATTGCTGGCGTGTCCTATGCCCCACTCACTGGAGTCCCCCTGGAGCGCATCACCGAGGCCACCTATGCAGAGTGCCAAGCGTACCTGCATCCAGCACCCCCGAGCCCCCTCGAAGAGCCCATCCCGGTGGACATCTTCTGGCAGGCCGCCGAGGACCTCCTTGGCCTCACCAAGTATGCCGTAATGGCTGCCACCATGGCTGACCCGGCGCTATCCGAGGCTGAGAAGATGGACGCCCTGGTGAACATCGCAGCAAGGGACCGGTACCGCAGGGACGACCCTAACGTAGGCCGCCTCTCCACAGCCCTGGGGTACCCCTCGGAGCAGATGGATAGCCTGTGGGTCTACGTATTGGAGAACTATGTCTAGCCCTACAGAAGACGACCAGGAGTCGCCCCGCAAGGGACGCTCAAACGCTATCCTCACCTACGAGAAGGTCGAGGAGATCAGCCTGGGCATCCAGAAGGCTCTGCTAGGCATCCAGTACCTGACCAAGCAGGTAGACGAAACGCAAATGGACCATGAGGCTAGGCTTCGGGTCCTGGAGCAGAACCAACAGGCGAATAAGGGGCAGCAAGGTGCTTCCTCTTACATCCTGCAACTACTGTGGCCCATCATCACAGCGGCTTTGGCCACTGGGGTCACCCTTCTCATCAACAAGTAAGGAACATACGCATGTCCAAGAATACCCTGAAGGCTGGCAAGGTCGAACGTCTCGCCTTCGAAGTCAACGCCACGGACCTCTCCGCTGGCACCCCGCAATACTTCTATGCTCCCTTCAAGGGCTACATCGAAGGCATCGACCTCGTGGTCCAGACGGCCATCGTCACGGGTGGCGTCATCAAGGTCCAGAAGGCCTCGGGTGTTGCTGACGGTTCGGACGCAATCGCTGCACTCGCTGACGTGGTCGGCGCAACCATCACGGTCGCCAACTCCGCTGAGGCAGGCTTCCGCCAGACGGCAGACTCCACCGAAGGCAAGGGCCTGGGCCGCTATGTCGAGGCTGGTGACCTCATCGCCATCAACGTCGATGCAGCCTTCAACGGCGGCGGCGCAGTGCGGGGCTCGGTTCGCATCCGCGATACCATCGACCTGTCCAAGGCAGTCGGCTACTAATGGCCTCTGAGGACCTCCCCGAAGGCAACGAGGCGGACGAGTCCAAGGAGTTCGATGACCTTATGGGTCTGACCCTAGAGGACATCTTGCGGGAGGGCCAGAAGGCCCTCTTTGCTCGCCTCGTTGGCAGATGCCGCATCGGTATCGCCTCGCACCAGGAGCTGGCTATCCTGAGGAACATCCTCAAGGACAACGGCCTGACCCTGGGCATCCCCCCGGAGCTACCCGCCAAGGCCCCTGAGCCGGTGGACCTCCCTGACTACGACACACCGGAGTACCTGCAATGAGCGCTGACATCTGGTCCGCAATCATCTACTTCGCCAACTGGCTGCTCGCCCTCGCGGGTGCACGGGAGAAGGCGAAGGAGGACGTTACCGAAGACCCCGACTGGGAAGGCCGATGACGGCTACCGACGCGATTGGCCAGGAGGTGGGCATTGGGGATACCGTGATGCTCGCCCACACAGGCAAGAGCGCCGGGATAAGCTGGACTCGCTGTACGGTCACCCGCCTGACCGACAAGAGCTTCTGGTACGAGAGCCCATCCCCTTATGCCTACGGCTCGGTGAAGGTGGGAGACATGCTGGAGTGTGGAGCAAAACCCCTCCGTAACTGCATCAGGATCGAGAGGGCCAATGGCCACCTTTAAGGACCCCTTGAAGGAACTGAAGGACATCCGCGAGGAGGCTGGCGAACCGCTGGCCTCCAAGCTTGCCCTCCGTGTTCCTCCACACAGACAGCTTACCAACCCCACCAGCTACGAGACTCTCGGCAACCACCCCGCTGAGATGAAGCTCCCCGGCCTGACCCTTGATGAGCGCATCGACGGTGACTTCCGGGTATTCCTGACGCTGGTCTGGCGGCACCTCCTGGGCAATGATCCGAACCCCATCCAATTGGACATGGCCTACTGGCTCCAGCATGGCCCGTCCCGAAGCATCATTATGGCCTTCCGAGGCTTCTCCAAGAGCTGGATCACCGGGGCCTACGCCCTGTGGCGCTTGAGGAAGAACCCTGACGAGAAGGTGATGGTGGTCTCAGGCTCCCTCGTCCGCGCACAGGCAACCTCAAGCTGGTGCCTCTCGCTCATTATGACGATGGACATCCTCAAGGACCTCCGTCCCAAGACGAATAACAGGCAGTCAGCCACCATGTTCGACGTGGGCAACTGTGTGCCTGCCCAGTCGGCATCCTTTACGGCCTTCGGTATCGGGGGCCAGCTCGTGGGCTTCCGTGGCTCCCTCATCATCCCGGATGACGTGGAGACGCAGACTAACTCCCTCACTGTGGTCATGCGCGAGAAGGTGCGTGATGCGGTCAAGGAGTTTGAGTCCGTGCTGGTCCCCGGTGGTGAGATCAAGTACCTCGGTACCCCTCACGATGCCGAGAGCCTCTATCTGTATCTGCTCAGCCTTCGCAATGACGATGGCACCCCTGTCTATCAGGCCCGCGTGTGGACCGCCCTGTACCCCTCTGAGGAGGAGCGCAAGGTCTACAAGGGGATGTTGGCACCCTACATCGACCAGCAGATCAGGAAGCTCGGCCCCTCGTGCATCGGTCACTCGACCATGCCCATGCGGTTCACCGACGAGGACCTCGCCCAGCGTAGGGCAGCTATGGGTCTCTCGGAGTTCCGCCTCCAGTTCATGCTCAACATGGCCCTCAACGACAGCGACAAGTACCCCTTGAAGCTGCGGGACCTCATTGTGATGGACCTGGAGGACAAGCGTGGCCCAGAGGAGGTTGCCTGGGGTACGACTCATCGGGACCTGGACTTGCCCCTCATGGGCTTCGACGGGGACTTCTATCACCAGCCGGTCTATGTGGGGGATCACTTCGCTCCATGGGACAAGGTTATAGCCTTCGTGGACCCTTCGGGGCGGGGCGCTAACCAAACGGCGATGATGATCCTGGCCCTCTTGAATGGCCGGGTGTTCCTGCTTCGGATGTACTCCACCAAGGATGGCTACGGGCCTGACACGCTGGCTACCATCGGGAAGCTCTGTGTCCGCTACCGAGTCAACGAGCTGTTCATTGAAGGCAACTTTGGTGACGGTATGTTCCTCTCGCTCATCAGCCCTGTCATCCACCGGGCCTGGGCCGAATGGAACGATGCCCATCAGTCCAGGGACCATGGAGGCACCAGCATCACGGAAGTGAAGTCGGGCAACCAGTTCAAGGAGCAGCGCATCCTCAGTGTCATGGAGCCCATCACTCAGGGGCATCGGCTCGTCGTCAACCGCGAGGTCGTCCTCTCGGATTGGAAGGGGCTGGACAAGATCGATGGCGAGGACATGAAGCGCTACTACTCTCTCT